ATGTGTTTTGCGTGGTAACAATGGCAAAAAAGTCAGCAAAAAAGCCAAAGCGTGATGCCTGTTACCACAAGGTCAAGTCGCGCTACACGAAATGGCCAAGTGCATACGCGTCTGGCGCACTCGTGAAGTGCCGCAAAGTTGGCGCAAAGAATTGGGGTAACAGTGGCAAAAGCAAAAAGCGATAGCCTGAAGAACTGGAAGAAAAAATGAGCTTCAGCGAAACACTCTCCCCATTCTTGTCGTCTGGCAGAGGCGACGAACACCTAAACTTCAACGATGATATGGGCAGTGCTTTGGCACGCTTCCTCGAAGACGCCCAGTCAGCAGGACATAACATCCAAATCAATTCTGGCTACCGCTCCACAGACAGACAGGGCGAACTATTCGCCAACGCTGTCGAGAGGTACGGTTCAGAAGCCGCCGCCCGGAGATGGGTCGCCCCTCCCGGCAGGTCACAACACAATCATGGCAATGCCGCAGACTTATCTTACGGCAACGAGGCCGCGCAAGCGTGGGCGCACGCAAATGCCGCACGCTACGGACTAAACTTCCGCATGGAATGGGAGCCTTGGCATATAGAATTTGCAGGTCACAACGACAGATCAGGAAACGGAACTGGCGTAAGCAATTCCGTTCAATACACACCAGTCTCTACAATATCTGGCAATCCAGAAGAAGATGGCGAGATCACTGCACTCGCATCCGCAATCCTAAACGAAAGCACACCAGATCGTGACGCACCCTCGACGGTGTCGGCGTCTGAGGACGCCACCACCGAGGAAGACGGACATAATGCTGACGCCTCAGACGAGATGAATGAGAGTTCTGACAACAGTACGAACGAGAACGTCGCTCGTAGCTACAGTGCTTACATGATGCAAGACAATCCATACCGAGACAGCCGCCGTAAACTTACCCAGACGTCTGCGCCCGTCGTCACACAGACAGTAACTATGGAAGCGTACTCGACGCCCGACCCATTCAAGTCACAAGGTGTACGCTTTTCCGTACCGTTTCTCAAACTGGGGTAAGCGATGTTCACATACACCTTCGTTATAATGGTCATTATACAAGCGGGGGTGTTTCAAGCCGCGCCGCCCATCTACGAAGACCTCACGCTCGAACAGTGCATCGAAATGGCGCAAATCTTCAACCAAGAACGCCAAGACAACGCACGTGCCGTCTGCGTACCCATGTGGAAACGCATGTCATAGGACGACCTTGACCAACTCCCTTTGTTAAACTTGGGGCATAATATTTAAGAGGTTGTCTTATGGAACCGATCACGACAGCCGTGGCCGCATTCAGTGCGATCAAGGCAGGTGTCTCAGCAGGTAAGGAGATAGCGTCTCTCGGTAAAGAAATCGGGAAGATGTTTGACGCCATCGACGACGTCAAAAACCAACACAACAAAAAGAAAAGCAGTCCGTTCCGCTCTGTAAACGAGGAAGCCCTCGACACATTCATGCAGAAGCAACAGGCGCAGGACATGGAAAACAACCTGCGCGAAATCATAGTACACACACGCGGTATCTCCGCATGGCAAGAACTCATACGTCTGCGCGGTCAAATCCGTGAAGAAAGAAAGGCCGCAGAACGTGCGGCCAAGAAACAACGTCAGGAAACAATCGAGGCCATCGCACTTTGGGGGGCCGTTATCTTCGGCATTGTTCTCGTCTGTGGCCTTGTTGTCTGGGGTTACATGTATCGCAACAACATGCTCTAGTTTTTCTTTTCCCCTCGCTCCATGAAGTAAACAGCCCAATCTGCCAGATACTTGTCTGCCTTCGACCCAACTGTATACGTCCTGTCGACGTTGTCTGTGATGCGCAGGTAATCAAATATCTTGAGATACCTGCTCACCTGCGACTGCGTCAAACCAACGGCATCAGCTATCTGCTGTTGGCTTTGCCTTTGCTCGTTTGGTTGGCTGTGGAGGTGTTTTAGTATCTTCACTGCCACTGTCTTCTGGTTGTGCGTTAGCCTGTGCATCGTCTTCCTTGTCCTCAACTCTCATGATTGTCTGCGCTATCCATCCACTGTTGCTCAACGCATTCCTCATGAAGTCGAGGGACGTTGCCGCCCCACGCTTGTTGCGTACTGCGTCAGTAAAACCGACCTCAACGCCAACAAACTGTTCGTCTTGTTGCACGACATAAACGTCTGCAACTTTAATTAAATTAGGCTCTGCCATGTGTCTGCTCCTTGTCTAGGGTTACAAATCCATCATCGTCCATCTTAGCCGCATGCTTTTTCCCATGCTCTTCAACGTCAACTTTGATGTCCACCAACACATCAATGATGTCACTGGCGGTGTTCTTTGCGTACACGCTTGCAGTTCTGTTCTGCATAAGCTGACAAGTCTCGATCAGCTTCTCACAAAGAACATCTATCTCTCGGTAGTCCACATCTGTGAACGGCGGTTCAATCTTTCCAATAACGCTTAATTTCTGTTTCATTTCTCACTCCTCAATAACACTCTACAGGTGTCTTATAGACGATACAAGTAGTCTTTTGGTGTGCCATTGTGTGCAATGCGCGTGACAACACACACCATGAATAATCGACAGACGTTTCACGTGAAACACGTTGGGTGTCTGCCGCTAAACTTGAGGCTTGGAAGGGAGAAGAAATGGTGCTGCTGAGTGGGATTGAACCACCGACCTCTCCCTTACCAAGGGACACAGTTTACACTGCCCTCAAGTAACTTACGGAACCGTGTGTTCCGTCTGTGCCACCACCACCCAAGAGGTTGACGGTGTCACTCAAGTGATTTGGTGCCAGATGGCTGTACCTCATCACCATGGCCAGTGACGTATGACCAAGCAGGTCTGCCACCGCCCTCAAACTGGCACCTTTCTGCACCAGATGTGACGCAAACGTATGCCTACAGTCATGCGGCGTAAAATCTGCAATCCCTGCACGATCACATGCCGCTGTGAAGTAGTCATAGAACTTGCGTCTGTCCCACTGCGCCCCATTCGGGGCCGTGAAAACGTAGTCGCCTGTCGGCGAACCCATTGCACTCAACGCAATCGGTGTAAGCGGCACGCCTCTCACACGTTTCTTGCGCATCTTGCCCTTGTACGAAGTGAAGAACGCCTGTCTGTCCCTCACTTCTGGCCAAGTTAAAGCGAACGCCTCGCCAATCCGTGCGCCTGTGTAGAACAGGAACGTCACCAGTCCCTTGATCTCAGGCGAACACGCCGCAATCAGGCGATCCCTCTCGTCTTCAGTCAGCCACCTGCTTCTGGCATCATCCACAGACGGACGCTTCAACGTAATGTCGGGCGCATCCAATCCAATCTCACGCGCATGTTTCAGCATGGCGTTGATCGTATTCATCTCACGCGCAACCGTACCTGCACTGTTCCCACGTCCTGTCACGTAGGAGTACAGGTCATTGGTCTTGAGCCGAGCCAACGGCGTCTTGCCTTGCCGTCTGGCCAGACGATTTAGGATGCTGACGTCTGTCTCCCCCGGCGGGTTTGGCCGGGAAAGATATTGGTTGATTGCATCTTCGAGAGTTGCGGCATCGTTCTCGACTTCCGCAACCCCATTCATCGTGTCCAGAAGAATGCGGGACAAAGCGGCAGACGCGTATTGCTTCTGATGCCTCGTGTATCCCGTACTCTTACGCACACGAACCTTCACGCCATCTGGCTTCACGACTGTGCCGCATACCTGCCAGACATCGTTTCGTAGTCTTAGTTCAAGTGTCATCTTCCTCTCTCTCTACTCTGTACAGTCTTGCGAATGGATCGGGATGCACATAAGTCGCGTCCCAATCCTTCGGCAAGCCGCCAGTCATTGCCCGATAACTGTTGTCATCGAGGTCATTGAACACGTCCAACAAACGCACCACGATCTGCGCACGCGTACTCACTCCCAATTTCTTGGCTATGCCACGCACGTAAATCTTGGCTGTGTTCGGGCTGACGTTGAACCGCTCCGCAATCTCTGCGTTGTCGGCTCCTCTTAGCAACATTTGCAATGCCGCATGTTGCTTGGTTGTGAGTTGCGGCATCTCTGCTTGGTGGGCTTGTGTTACCATTGGCGAGGCTTCGCCTTTTGTAGGTGCGTCGTAGGCTTTCGCCATTAACGCACCAAGTATTTGGTC